TGTTTAGGTTGTGATGGTTTAAGTTCAATGTCTCTATAGAAACCTGCTTTTTGTCTTTTAATAATATCATTCTCACTCATTCTCACTACATGAGAAATTCTTTCACAACTTAAGAGATCGGTTGCGAAATAAGGAACCACTAAATCTTCAGCTGGAACAAATTTTGCTACAGCTCTTTCCATTACTTCATCATAATAAATTTTTTTAAAAGCAGAGCCTGCTAATGGAAGATAAAATAAAAGTTGGTCCATCTCTGGAGTGTACTCTTCCATTTTTTCTGTAAGCATATAGTTCATGAAGTCTTGAACTCTATTTGCTTGTTTTTGTATCTCTTGAGTTTCTTCTCCTACAATCTTACATCTGACTGGACCATCAGACGGAAGTAATTCTTTAAACGCTTGTGCTTGAAATTGTGTGACTGCTTCTGCAAGTAATGGGTGAGTAACATTAGCCGACCCTCTAAATGGTCGAGTCATTTCAGTAAATTTAAATCCTAAAAGATCCAACCCATTTTTATAGGTTGTCTCCCAATCTTTTCTACTGACTTTATCTTTTTTGAATTCTGTAATAAGTGTATTGGCCATTCTCTGAAGAGTACGGACATCCATATCTTCCGCAAGATTAGCGTAGAAGTTGTCAGGGTTTTCGTCTGTCTCATCCCCCATTTCAACCGGCTCATCGCTCGGTCTTTCAACTTCTACAGCAATCTCTTCTTCGCTCGTTGGGTCTTCATCCTCAACGATCGGATTTTGTCTCTCCACATCGGCCATAATTACCAAGTTCTAGTTTTAAGCGTACCATTCAATTTAGTATGAACGTCAACTGAACCACCTTGCATAACGTAAGGGTTATCAGGATTGGAGCCTCTAGTTCGGACCATTGTGCCATGTCTAGCTTTCTTGACTTTCCAATCTTTTCCTCTTTTGCCCCAGTCACCATAAGACTCGTCTCTTTCTTTTTTGGCTTTTTTCTTATTTTTCTTAGTAGCTTTGCCTTTACCAAGTCTCATTCCAATAGATTCATCTTCTCTAGCGTAATAACCTTGTTTTGCGTGAATCATTTTTCCAGATTTAGCTGCATCCATTCCAGGCATGATTTCATGAGTCGTACCTTTAACAGCTGCACCTGTTCCTCTAGTTTCTGATTTAACTAAGTCACCTTGGTATGCGTTAATAGGGCCACCTTTGTTTTTCCAAACTTGCCACCATTTTTTTCTACCAGACATGTGGTCCATGCTTCCACCAACATCACCTAGCATAGATGGTTTTCTAAAATGTTTAGCGCCATGTATGGCTTCAGCAATCTTTGCGTCTCCACCAACTTGTTTGATTGATCTTTTTCCATATGTATGCTTCAAATTAGAACGCCAGTCTTTCTTTCCTGCCATGGCTTTTGACATGCCATAGGCAGCGCCAGCCGCAAGTGCAGCTTTAGCGATTTTTTTTAATAGCTTTTTTGCCATGATATATATATCTCCTTATAGTTTATAAACTGCTATTATATTACCATTTAAATAAGTCGACTACTAGCCCACCTTCTTTCTTGTAGAGCTTGAAAGGCTTTTCTAACATATCTGGGGTAATTTTCAAACCAAAAGCTTCCGAATATAATCTTGGATCATTAGCCTCTAGTTTAAGTACTTTAGTACCACCTGATGCAACGTGCTCGTGAAAATATTTGGCTTCTGCCTCAGTTTTAAAAGCAATCAAATGTTCGTCTATAGGCTTTCTAAAACCTAACATTCTTGCATCAGTACCTGCTCTCGCACTATGGGATCTTACAATTTTCCAAGGGAGGTCAGGATCTGATTTAGAAATCATAATAGGTCTTGCCTCAGAATTATATTGTTTAGCCAGCTTAATCATTCTCTCGGGTAAAACTGCTGTTTTATTATAAGGAGTTGAAATAGCTTTGTTTTGTTTTTTAGAAAAAGCTTTTACTCCTTGAAGGCCCGCTTTCCCTGTAGCTGTTCCATAAAATTCAAAGTCTCCCAGTTTACCAATTGCTCCTGCTTGTTTGTCGGCTCTTTTAAAAGCGTGTAATCTTTCAACCGGATGAATAGCAATCCATTTTACTCCATCATCTGCTGCACTTTTTGCTAAGTGTTTAATTAAATGATCTCCCCACACATCTCTTTCAATCATCGGTAAAAAGGGAATAGTATTATCCGATCGCTTAGAAACTTTTTGGGCAATGTTAGATGCATTAATAGTATTCTTTCTTAACTCATCCCCCAGTTCTCTTAGTCTTCTAAGTTCCATTCTATCGGCATACGTTGGCATTGGTTTGTTATAGATAACTTTCATCTTAGCCCAAATATTATCTATAGCTGCACTTGCCTGACCAAATTCTGCTTCGGTATTAAAAGGATTAATTCGAGATTTATTTGTATACTTTTTCATTGCATCATATGCTTTCTGGTGCACATCTGATTGGGCCTCATGTAAAACATACGCTTTATTTCTTTCCGGACCCGAAACAGTTCTTAAACCATAACGCGCGTGATAGATTTGATTATTTAATGTTTTACCATTAACTGGGTCACTATAATGAGAAGGAGAAACATTTCTTCCGTAAGGAATTTGTTTAGGATAATAAATTACATCTTCAATATATTTTTCATCACCATGCATCGCATAAGTTTTATTGTCTCCTACTCCATACTTTGGAGATTGACCTAATTTAGTTTCGGCAGCTAATTTTCTTTGAACTGTTAATATCTTACGCTGTAAGTCCATTGCCTCGTCCACTCCTTTAATAGGAGCCAATCCTGCTGCGTTTATCTGACCTTCAATTTTTGGAATTAATTCTTTTACTCTACCTATCTGCTTTGCTACATCGTCCACATTAGACTTTATGTAATCCACACTAGGAAAATTTTGTCTCGCGTTAGCATTTATTTGAGCCATATTAAGTTGAAGATCATCCATACTAGATTGAAGGTTATTTAAAATCCTGTTTTTATCTGTAAAGAATTTATTACCCGCGGCTACTGGGCCACCTGGAGGCGGTTGTTGAATTGATATTTTATTATAAAATCTTTTTAGTAATTGTTGTGCATCAATCACTATAGGTTCTACTAATTGTGGTGCATTATTTACATATTCAAATCTTTTAACTCTTAAATTCACCGAAGGGGAATTAATAACCATTTTAAGTAAATCGGTTTTAGCTACATTCATATTGGCTTGTTCAGCCGTTTTTAAAAAGCCACCTATTAATTCATTTTTAGGTCCAAAGACCGCGATGTTGGCATCATCTAATTCTCTTCTTGAAACGTTCATTCTAATATTTTGAAACCCTGGTTGGTTACTTTTAAAATTAGCCAACGTGTCACCCTTTCTTAATTGATTGGCCCATTCTTTAGCGGGTAATGGTTTCTTTGCTGGATGTTGTGCAATCCAATCATAAAGCGAAGAACCAAATCTTCCTTTTCCTGAACCTTGGGATAAGGGTAGTTTCATGGAATTCGCTTGAATTAAATCTAACGAAGCGCGATAATCGTTTGCGTGTTTAATCGCTGGTGGTGTTTTAGAAATAAGTTCCATTGATTGAGCCGTGGGTGTTTGGGCCGTGGCTATGGTTTCATTAATCTTATCTAAGGGTTTAGGTACCTGTGATTGAAGTGGTGGTTTAGGTGCAGTTGATTTAGAAATTTTAAATAATTCTCTTAAGAAAGGAATTCGTCTTCTGCCTAAGTATGCAGCGCCCCCGACTAACGCACCAATGCCCAAGGCTCCCGGAACACCCGATGGTTTATAGGGTTTAAATTCTTCGTATTCTTTTTTAGCCATTACAATAAATCCTTATCAACATTCTTTCCAATTACTATTTCACCACCATCATTAAGTGTTTTAGGGAATTCATACTTAATACTCCATGGGTTTTCAATCTCGGGAAAGCCTATATGTTGAACAGTAACTGGTAGAGTTTTTACGGTATTAATAATCTTAGAGCCCTTAAGAGTTTTCGAAGTACCTAAACGACTTGCCCCATATAGTGCTGCACCCGCAAGTGCTGCTCGACCTAATTTTTTAAAAAATTTTCCACGCTTAGCTTTTTTAACTTTTTTTCTTTTCTTTCTTCCTAGTAGAATACGCATACTTTTGTAAACGGATGCTTTATCTTGTCCCATGTGCACTCCACCATACATCCTATGCATTTCTTCTCCCCAGGTTTCTCTAGAACCCACATAAGGCATTCTTTTTATCATAGCCCCATAACCTCTAGGATTAACTTTCATTGGTCGACCTTTTATTCCATAATGAGTTCCTTTTTGAGTTTTAATTTCTATTCCTGAATGAGTGGTAGGTTTTTGTTTGAACTTATACGTGGCGTCTGTTTTTTTACCTTTTACAAAAATATTACGTCTAGATAAAGATTTATATATTTGATTATATTTTTTAGCGTGAGCTTTTTTTCTAGCTAATTTCATAGCTGTTGTTAGAAGTTTTCTTTTCATAACAAATCCTTATCTACATTCTTACCGATGACAATTTCTCCGCCTTCGCTGTGGGTTTTAATTTGTGGGTTGGCTTTTTTATGCATATATGCTTTTGTGATTTGTTTTATTTTTTGTGCATATTGTGAGGCACTTAATTCAGCTGTCTTCATTATCTTTTTTGCTTTTTTAGTCATAGACTTTGACCCTTTAAAGCGACTAGGGTTTATTTTTGTAGAAATTAATTTGCTGTATCTTTTTAATCCTTCTGCTTTTCTAATTTTTAAATCAAGCTTTCCTAGAGTACTTAAGGATTTAAGATCTTTAGCTTTATACTGCTTTAAAATATAATCTTTTAAAGTGCCAAGAGCTTTTCGAGATGAAGGATCCCGATAGATTGTTTTAATACCAACTCTTAATAAACCTCCAGCTAGTTTTTTTTGAATTGGACCACCTTCAACTCTATTAAGAACTTCTCCCCTATCATTAACTTTAAGTTTAAATTTCTTAATGAGTTCTTTTTTCGAAGCACCATAAGCTGAATGTTTACTTAAGCCTGCCGCTTGATTCTCTCTAAATATCTTTTCAAATATCTTTTGGGCACGCTTTCCTACTCTTGCCTTTCTAAAGGCTAGATTCAAAAGGGGAAGCCCAAATCTAAATACAGTCATAATTAATAATACACTATTCTTAATCCTTTGTTTTTCTTCTCTTCCTCTTCCCAGTCTGAGTAAGTAGAAACAAAAGAACCTTGTCGATATCTTAACATAGCTTGGGTGGTACTATCTACATAGTCGTCATTTGCGCCGTGAGGGAAAGCAGCACATTCCTCGATTACTTCATAGGCAAATCGCTCTCCTTCTGGATAGAAGACTTGTCCTGATTCAAACATAGGAGCACACGCATTAACCCTGGTATGCTTGTCTTTTCCTTTCGATGGAACGAAATCTATAACAGGAATACCCATTCTCCTAAACTCTTGAGTGAGTGGTTGGCCCGTGGCTTTTTGTTCGATAACCACAGATTCAGGTTCCCAGTATTTATATTGGTCTAACGCGACTACTTTTAATTCAGGAAAGTCCCACTTACCACGGACCGCGTCTAATAAAATAATAGCTTCGGGTTCATCCTCGAAAGGTTTAAATATTCCCCAAGTGGTAATAGCTGAATAGTCAGCCGTTTCTGCTTTAGAGAAGGCCGTGTCATAAGATTGAATAACATGTTTTAAAGTTGGCAGTCCCCCTTTCCATACTTGCCACCAATCTCTTTTAATGATTGCTCCTTCTTCTGATGTAGGCTCTTGCATATACTGAGCCGACCAATTTCTAATTGTTAAGGAAGCTTTTACTTTTTCTAATTCTTCAAACGACCAATATTCTGGCCATACAGGATCACCACTCGGCATAATTGCAGGAAAGGAAATTTGTTTCCACCTATCTGCTTTAGGTTCTTTTTGAGCTTTGATTAAACGACCAGTCAAATCATCTTCTGCCCATCGAGTCATAACTAATACAATCGAACCACCAGGTTGCAAACGCTGTCTGGGTCCAGATGTATACCAGTCATATGCACGCTCCATGGCCCCCTCGGACAGAGAGTCTTGTTCAGTGTGTGGGTCATCTATAATTAAAAGATCCGCACCACGTCCCGTGATTGCTCCTCCTACTCCAGCGGCGAAGTATTCGCCTCCATGATTGGTTTCCCACTTCCCTTTGGCCTTAGCGTCTTCTCTTAGTCTAACATCTCCAAAGATCTGTGAATACTCTGGAGAAGCTAATAAATTTCTAACCTTACTACCAAACCTAGTTGCAAGTTCTGTATTGTGGGATACTTGCATAAGTTTCATTTTAGGATTTCTTCCCATCATCCAAGCAGGAAAATAAACAGAAGCAAATTCTGATTTAGTATGTCTAGGAGGCATATTAACAATAAGTCTTCCTCGACTATTATTAGATATGTTTGTAAACTCATTTGCTATAAGTTGATGATGCCCCCATCTAGATTGCTCCTTAGTTTTTCTATATATAAATTCTGGCCATACTTCTTTAACAAAATACATAAAATTATCTTGGCAAAGCTTAATATGTTGCAACCAAATCTTCTCTACACGGTCTCTTAATTGTTCGGTTGATAGTAAATCAGTATTCATTTTCCTAGACTTTTAAAAATTTTAAAATTTTTTTTTCAGGAGTCCCATAAGTATTTGGGGCCCCGTACGTGTTTCTAACTCGCTTAAAGTTCACGCGTTGTTGTTCAACTCGTGGTTGTACG